ATGGGAAAACAAGTGAAAGTAAACCGCTTCACTTTCACTCACCCCTCCACTGTTTCAAACCGTCGGTTCGACATTTGGCTTTATAAATTAAAAGGTAAACAAAAGAAAGCCCCGAAGGTGGAGAGGTTGAATTTAGAGGAAATTTTGTCTTCAGCTTGCAGGCGAAAAATAATCAAGTACTTAGCCGAGAATGGCTCAGTAAACATAATGCGGCTAATTGTTGGAGTCAATGGTAAATACCCGCAAGTCAATGCTGAATTGCAGATTCTACAGAAAGAAGGTATAATAAGTGACCAACATATTGGTCGGACACGTCTTATCGGACTTGTCAAAGAAAACTCGGGGACTATATTGATTCTGCAAGCACTAAAAATCTTAACTGACAGAAAAAGAGGATAAATCGGAGTAAGGCGAAAAAGGTCGAAATCGACAAAAATCAAGTTAGCGCGCTTTTTGCTTAACTTTCACTCAGTTAATATCTCTTCCGCTAAAACAATAAATTAAATGCTAAAAAATAGAAAAAATGATTAAGAAAGGAAAAGAAACGGAAAACTAAGTTCCTGCAGCAGTTTTTGCTTCTTGTGCTGCTTGTGGCGCATTCTGCTTGACAGCGTTAATGCCGTTAATGATGTTTGTTACTGTATCAGTTAGGTTGCTGACTATCATTTCTTCGCTGCTTTAACGATAGAGATAACCCAATAACTGTTAATCCGATGCCTGAGTAACCTATGCTTGTTAGAAGATGAAGATGGAAAACTATGAAAGCAAAATTAGCTTCCGCTAACCTATAATTTAAACTGTTGAAAAACAGATACAAAAATAACTATTTTTAATCAAAAAAAGAAGGGAAGAAAAGAAATTTATGTTGGAGTTGTTGCTGTTTGGCTTTGTGTTTGCGAAGATACTTGCATTTGGAATACGTTGACGAATTTATGCCATACCGCAATCATGGAGCCGCCTATAGTGATCAAGCCGCCGCACACCGATGCCCCTAAAGCCTGATATTGAACTGGCATTGAACTCACCGCGGTCATACCTGCAGTGCCTGCAGCAACCAAACCTGCGCTAACCTCAACAAGTGCAGTCTCAGCTTTTTGACTCAGATTTATAGAACTCACCATTTTACATTTTCACCTCCTTACCCAAAAACGGGTTACCATGAAAAAAAACGAACTACTGAACCATCCGAGGCTTCAGCAAAGGGACTTGGTCAAAAATTGGATTTTAGCTGCTACCCTGGGCAGGAACTGCTACATCTGCATTGGCTTTCTTCATAGCATCTGCAGCCGCCTCATCCTTTAGATCCTCAGCAGACTTCTTGCCCTCAACAAAGCGCTCGTACAAGCCGAGCATGCTAATATGCAGTTTTTTCTGTTCACTCGCAGTTTTGAGCGCTTCAACAATTATGTCATGGGCTTTCTCGCCGACTACAACATCTTTCAGCACCGAGAGTTTCTCTTTGTTTAGATCTTCGTATTTGCTGCCGTTAGGCAATTTGTACTCAACAATGAATTCGTGGTGTTCCTCTTCCGTAAAACCAAGCGCCGTCTGCAAATCACGGATAATTTTCAATGTAGACGCGGTTCCTTCTTTGGGAATCACATTAAGCAGATTTATTCTTTCAGCTGGATTAAACTTCAAATTATTCTCACCTCAATTAAGCGATTTAATTTACTTAAAATGAAAAACAAAAAGAAACTAACTGGAGGAGGGGGCCGATGTTGTTGGAGAAGCTGTCGTTGCAGTCGCTGCTGCCGCCATGGTCGCGTTCAAGGAAGCGGCTGTAATTGCTGGCACTCCAAATATCGCTGCTAGTGCTGCGATGGTGTCTGGGAAATCGTTGAATACTTGCTGAACCGGTGGCATGAAAGGTTGACCTAGAGTTTGTTGAGTAACGATGAAGCCATTTGAGACTTGCTGAACTGTAACACTGACTAGGGAAGGAGTTGATGGTGTTGATGGTGCTGCCAAATCAATCACCTCCTAATTTTTGGGTTAATTCGTCGAGGCGTAACCGTAAATGATCTATTTCCATTCTCGCTTTGTCTAATTCTTCTGTGAGCTCATCGTTGATGATTTCTTGCTCGTCAAGTTTTTTGACTATTAGTTGTTGGACGCATAAATGCCAGCCATCCATCGTGGATGATTCATAGAATCCGTCTTTGTTTTTGAGGTGCTTTATGCAGTCTGGGTCAATTGTGTCGCCTTTAAGTTTGATGTTGCGGATTAAGTCAAAGTTTATTTTTTCATTGAATTCATCATGCAATAACTCATTGAACGCTGAGGGTGCATGGATATAGTAGATGTAGGCTGAGTATACGTAGTTCCAGTAAGAGCTTGATGTTCCGCATGATCCGGCGCCCCCATAGATGGTTATCCCTGCGGTTAAGCTGTTTATGACGTTGCAGTAGAGATATTGAGTGTCCACTATTTGCCATGGGTAGCTGTATGAACCGCAATAGTATGATCCGCCCGATTTTGGAAGTATGTTTCCGCCAACGTTGATGGCACCGCAGCTTAGGCCACCGCAAGAAACATCGCCAATTGAATCTATAGAGAATACTACGCCTCCGCCCCATGAGCCCCTGTAGTAAAACCAGTTGCCGTTAGTCATGATGTTAAATGCGCCGTCATACCATTGGATGCCGCCGTTTCCAGTTCCAAAAAAACCGTTTCCAAATATGGCGTTGCTGTAACTTGTGCCAAGAATTTCAACGGAGCCAGCGACGTAAGCTGTTACGCAAGAAATTCCAGCCCATCTGTTTGAACCACTTCCAAGACCGTAAGCATTGTCACTGATCGGGTTAACGTTGCCATTCATGTACATCGTGACAGCTGCGCCAGAAGCACCGCCAAGGTATAACGTGCTTGATGTGTTAAGCCAGGAACCGCTAACCCAAAAATTACTAGCTTCGCATTGACCTGTAACGTTCATGCCGCCGTTTATCTGGACGAAGTCCCACATGCCGATCTTACGTGTACTGCCTATGTAGGAGCCAACTATCATCATGCCGTTCGTAGTCGAGTCAATAGCTATTATCGACATGGACGTCGAGCAGTCCGACCATATCGAACCCCAACTGTTTTCAAATCCAACGCTCCCGAGACGACCGTAGCCAGTCGCCGTTACGCTGTTGGAAACCGTCATGTTGCCCGACTGGTCCAATAGCAAGAGGTCTACAGTCCAAGCATAATCCACAACATCTAGCCTTTGCCCTGATGCACCAAACTGAATCGTGCACCCTGAAACAGAATCGGTGCGACAGAATATTTGCGGATAACCTGAACTGTTTGCGCCTCCTCCTCTTGTTCCGATTTGATGGTAACCTGAAGATACTATCCAACCGTAAGTGGTTAGGTCTCCGGCTGTGTCTAAAATCATTGTGTAGCTGGAACCGTGCGCCCAATAGCATTGACCGTTACTATGCAATCCGAAAAGGTTAGTTCCAGTTGAATTATAGATTGCTCCATGGCTGCCATTGCTAATGTAGTAGCAGAGGTTCCAACCGTTAAAACCCGCACCGTTTGCTCCATTGGCATATACTTGAGGCGCTGTTACAGCGTTTGCCACAGTTCCGCCGTTCCAGGCAATGCTTCCTGATATTGTGCCTGTAACTGTTAGGTTACCGTTTATGTAGACTATAGGGTTTGCTGTGCCGGTTATGTAGAGCGGGTTGCCGTAGGTGTTAAGAACGTTGTAGACTGTTGAACCGATAGTATAGTTTCCGTTCATTACTAAATAGGTGGCTCCGCCGTAAACGCCGATTTTGATTGCTGCAGACGCATTGGTGCATAAAACACTATCAAAAACTGCGTCGCTGGTTGTGTTTAATGCTTGATTGGGCAACGAAGAAGCCGCAGCATAATAACTTGCCAACTGCCCGTTCAGTTCGGTTGCATTTGTGGCCGTAGCTGCATTGCCAGTGCACGACCCTGAAGAACCAGAACAGTTGCCCGTAACATTACCTGAAAATGTAGCTGTTATGATGCCGTTAACGGTTACGTTTCCATTTACGTACAGGATGGGCACGGCAGTGCCAGTTATGTACAAGGGGTAAGCGTAGGTGTTTAGAATGTTGTAGGCCGTAGAACTAATCGTGTAGTTGCCGACCATTACTAAGTAGGGTGCTGAAGGATTTGAGGACGGGGAGATCTTTATGGCTGCTGAAGTATTTGTGCAGTTCACGCTGTCAAACACCGGATCCGCCGATGTCAAGCCAGTTAATTGTGAAAATTGTATGGGCATAGATGTGCAATTTGAAATTTGGCCATAAGGTAGTGTCCAGCCAGACGGGACAGCGCCGGATCCTGAAAGCGTGGCAGGAGTAACAGATGTTCCAAGCTGAGCAGTTGATATTGTACCGCCTAGAAGAGTGAAAGTGACTTGCGCGTATACTGGTGCTGAGCTTCCTTGGCCTTCCAAAAAGTAGCCGCTTGTACCCAGAGGCATTTGTCCCAATGTCGTTGTAATGGTCACCCATTTTGGCGGAGCGCCTGAACCTTGGCTCTGTAAAAGCTGTCCGCTTGAACCAACCGTTGCGCTTCCGATAGTTCCTGTGTTTAGTGGGCACAACAAAGTTATCGCTGATGACTCCAGGCAATTTAAGAAGTCAGTGTAGCAGAAGACTTGGTCGACCCATAGAAACGGGTATTTGTACGTTCCTAAGCCTATCATTGGCGCTGTGTAGGGTGATCCAGACTGAGGCGTTATCGTTGCTGTGGCTGCGGAGCCGTTTTGGTTTGCAACAGATGGAATAATGTACGTTAGGTAGCTGCTGTTGAATGTTAAAAATGAAGCTGGAAACCCCGAAGAAGGTACAGGCAGTAGTGTGTTATTGCCTAGCATTAACGATGCGACGTCGCCAAGATTATCTGCTAATGTTACGTACATGCCCGATGTGTTTGGGTCGCAGCCGTCAGGCATGGTCTGCAAGGCAGCTGAAGCATTAGCCAGCTTGGCTACAACGCCGTTAATTGAAGAAGTCGCATTAATCAGAGCGAGAAAAGCGCCTGCGGGAGTAACAATTTCCAAAGTGCTTTTCGTCAAGTTCTTTGTAATTCGGTAAATCGCATAATTGCCGCTTAAACCAAGATCTGAACCGTTAGATATCGTGACCAAGTCGCCGCTGTTCAAAGCTGCCGTCTGCGAGATGTCGGCTTCAAGCGGGCAACCACTATTCGTCTGGGCTAAACTCTGCAGATAGGCAGCTGCCAACGCATTCAAAGACGCCTGGCTTGTAACAGAATTATTTGTTAATGTGATTGTGTTGTTACCTGCTCCAACGCTTCCTGCAGTGCCAATTATTACTTGACCTGTTGGACTGACTCCGCGAATAATTACTCCTGCATAGGCTGTTTTGCTTCGATCAAAATTGACTTGACTTTGCGTGTCAACTGTTATTGCCGTTGGCGTCTGATTGCCTTTTACACCGATAATCACGGTTGACCCCGAACTGTAGATATTCTGGTTGAGAAGGGCGGCTAAGTTTTGGGCAGCGGTTAAGCAGTCTGTTGAATTGAATTGTATGCTCACGGCTGTTGTTGGGCAAGAGCCAGCGGTCATGCCGGATGCAGCGCAGATCGCAGCTAAGACCGTGTTTGCAGCTACGTTATTGTATGCGCCGGTGATTTGGCGTTTCTGCATGACCTCAAAAGTGTTGTTGTAGACTGTGCATGTTATCTGAGTAAACGTTGCCGTGTAGGCCATGAGCAAGCCGCTGAAAATAACACCGGTACCCCACAGCAGCTGTATTTGCTGGTTACTCTGCACAAAAGTCAAGTTCGCAGACGTATTAGGAATAATAAAATCAAGCTCAAGCTGCCCATTCAATTCATCAACAATTTGGCTGAACAAGGCATTCGGTACCGTAACCCAACTAGTACCGTTAAAGTATTGGATTGTAAAAACCATTAGAGATTCACGTAGGACGCTGCATGCTTAAAGATCAAAGTAAATTTTAGTACAGGATTGTTTGCGTAATCTTTGGTTTGTATGAACGTTGCCTTATCCAGCTTCCAGGTGCTGTTGAGGCTGGATCGGGGCGTTGATAATGTGCAAACTAAACCTCGAAAACCAAGCAGAGGCGTAACATAATTGGTATCCAAATAAGCCATGTTCTGGCCTGAAACGTTAAGAACGCCCTCCAAAGTTAACTGCCGAATGTCGCTGCCGATAGAAACTAAAACGGGCTCTTGCTCGGGAACGGTAATCGTTGTGTCGTCGACGGTGGGCGCTTCATCGGTTACTGTTTGTGGCGCCAAGGGCAAAGTAACCGTTGTGGATCCTTGAGTTATCTGCCAGCTCATCTAAAGCACCTTATTCATTAGTCCTTTCTTGTACATAGCGTCGCAGATGCCTTTGTTGACTGCATCTCGTGTTTGCTTGAGCGAAGCTGACCCTGTAATGCCGCCGTTAATTGTGATGTTTGGCGAAGAGATATTCACGTTGCTTGTTCCAGAACCGCCCTTGACATTAACGTTGCCAGCTAGACCCTGAAGGCTGTTGCCAAGCGTGTTGGTTTTATGAGCGAGTTGATCGCTAAGCGCGATGCTCTGAGTAACCTGCTTGTTGAATTCTTCTGCAGCTGGAGCCGCATGCGCAAAACATAGGTGGCTAAGGGCTGAACCCAAGTCGCCAATCAAGCCGCTAAGAGGCTTTACAGCGTTTGCAACAGCATTAATCGCCGTTTCAAAAGCCTTCACTGGAATCAACGCAACTTGCAAATCTGCAACAAGAATTTCCTTGAAAAAGTTAGCCACCGGCAAAAGAATTGTTGTGTAAGCCCAGTTAAGCCCAGTCCACAGGGCATCTCCTGCACTCTTCAAATCATTGAAAGCACTAAGAAGGGCTCCGCCGATCACGTGCCCCAAGTCATTCATAACGTCGCGGAAGGGTTTGCAGTGCTCATAAGCCTCATAAAATATGGCAGCTAACGCCGTAACTGCCAACACGACCAGCATAATCGGGTTAGCGTCGCAGACCGCATCAAATAAGCCCATGGCACCTGTCGCTGCTTCTGTGGCGCCAACCTGAATCCACTGTGCAGCGGACTGTGCATCAGTAGCCGCTGTACTAGCGATTGTGCCAAGTGTCCCAGCTTCCCTCAGACTATTCAACGTCGTCATGATACCGACGACACTGGGAATAACCGTTAACGCAGACATTATCAAAGTACTGTTATAGTTTCTCTGCGCCTCTGAAACCCGTTCCTGATCAACTGACTGAGTTTGCTCTGCTAAAGCCAGTTTATTCTGTGCATCCTGTGCCTGCAAGCTTGTGGGACCATATTCTGCGACGGCTTTATTGTATGCTTGCTGAGCTAAAGTCACGGAGTTTGCAGCTTTCTCCTCAGTTAAGTTTGCCCTGGCAAGTGAAGTCTGGGCGTTCTCAATGTTGTTTACGCTCATATAGAGCATGGCGCCGCTCATGGCCATCGTGTTCATCTGCAGTGCATTTTTGCTAAAGCTGCTGCTTGAAGCCTCAGTCGCTTCTCCCGCCTGTTGGGTGCTGACTATAACTTGATTCATGCTTATCTGAGCTGAATCTGCCGCTTGATTGAAAGAATCCTGCAGCTGAACAGTATCAGCCTGAACAGTAGTCGTCATGCTGGTGACGCTGCCTGCAGTGCATTGCATGCTATCTGACACATCGGTGCTCATTGAGTCGGAAGCTTCGCTGACATTGCTGCTCATATCGGTAAAGTTGCTGCTGACCTCTTGGAAAACATCCGAAGCATCGTCAGTTGCAACAATGTCTATTTCTGCAGGAGCTCCACTCACAATTTAGCCTTCTGACAATTTTTTAAACCACACTGCTGATTGGATTAAAAATTCCAGTTGAAAATTCGTTAAGCTTGCCGCATACTCTAAAGTGTAGTGGTAGAGGTTGATGACGGCTGCGATCCGTTGGGCTTCGCTGCTCCAGTAGATCCAGTCATTGACCGCCTCACCATTCGCGGTAAAAAACCCTCATTAAGCAAAGCCTTCTCTAGGGCACGAACAAGGTCCCATGGGGCATCGCGCAGGTCCTTTTCTATTAAGTCTGGGTAGCATGGCTTCATCATCTTTAGAAGTGCCTGCAGTTCGAATTCGCGCTGATCATCCTTGTAAAATTTGGCTAAATCGCTCAGCTCGTTATGGGTTAGCAATACGAATTTGACCCATCCGGCGCCAGGCACATTCGCTTCTTGCGGAACCTTACTATTCTTAAGCAAGGTTACGCTGAAGTTTTTGAAACGCTCCTTCTGCTCAGCCTCGTACTCGTTGAATGCGGCTTTAAGTTTCTCGAAACCTTCACTATCAAATTTTTCTTCACTCATCAAATCACCTCATTAATAATTTCTAATTTTTGGATAAGAAAATTGAAAAAACAAAGAGAAGGAAAAGGTACTAGAAAGTGCTTGTGGCTACGCTTTGTGCTTCACCGCTGATGTCGTTTGCGATTGTGCCTTTCTGTCCGTTTTTCACACTGTAAGCTGTTAAGACAACGTTGCTCAAAGTGATTTTTGGTGTTCCGGATCCCGTAGAGGTTCCTTGTGGACCCCAAATAACCGTCACCAAAGTGCCGTTGAGAACATCTGTTAGTAGTGCTGCATAGTTTGCAGGGACATAAAGTGCTGAAGCTTTGAACGTGTAGGATTGGTTGCCGCTTGCCGTGAAAGCTGGCGATGGAGAGCCACCAGATGCGCAAACGTATTCCTTAATCATTTCTGCTTTGACATCCATAGTGAAGTCCGTGAGAAAACCGATTGCCGCTCCGCCCACCTGGACAACTGCATTCCGACTTAGAACTGGCGTAGTTGCTAAACTCATATTTTTCACCTCGATTACAATGGTTACTTAAAACCGTTAACCTTGAAGTAAATCTTTGATTTGCTGCTCAATCTCAGGTGCTAATTCGCTAAGATGTTGATTGACTGAGTTTGTTAGGAATAGCCGTGCAGACATTTTCTTTGTTCCAAACTCAACATAATATGCATAGGGCGCTGTAGCCTTTAGTTTAATTTGAAAATTGCTGGGTTGCTCGATTGCTATTGTACTTTTCAAATATCCAGTTCTAACGGGAACTAACGTGTTTGCCGTAGCCAAAATATCCTGAGCGACATTCATCATTGCCTGCCTGACAGCTTCCGGGTACTGCTCACAGAGGCATTCAAAGCAGCTGCTCAGCGCGTCGAAATTTGATAAATTGACCTGAATAGAAATGCTCGTACTTTTTCACCTTAGTGTCGGTCTAAGCTATTTTCGTTACCCTGTGCTCTACCAAAACCTGAGAGCCGTTTTTGTAAGTCACAACCCAAGTGCTAAATTTTGTCTTAAACTTTTGGTTTGCCGCCCTTTTTTGTTCTGCCATTTACTTCACCTGCCCACTAACTTGAAATGCTGAAGTAAACGGCGTCAACGTTGATCATAACGCGGGTCACTTCAGTTGCGTTACTGTGAATCGGCTCTCCGGTTACCACGTAGTTTGGGTCTTGCAAGTGAATAATACGAGTGACTTCAGCCTGCAATGCCTCCAAAGTGGATTCTGCAGTCGCTAAATCAGCTGTGCTTTGGCTTGCGTTAACAACAATTATGTCGACGACAAGTTTTTCAGTAACTAGATAGCATTCGCGGCTAAGGGCGTCAACTTGCTTGCTTGGGCTTGCGTTGTAGACGGCTACTTGCAAGGGTCCTTTTCCCTGAGTAATCCCAATTGCATCCATACGAGTCGTAGGCCACAAAATATTCGCAGCAGCCAACGGATTTGATAGGCTCCAATTTTCCTGCAGCGACTCAGAAACCGTTAAGGCTTGATTAGTCGACGTCTAAGTTTTCCTCCGTTTTCTATTACCGAAATAATAAAGAAGCCAACCTATCACGAAAAGCGCTATAGCAAGGGGGATAAGCAGAAGCCTCAGTTTTCGCTTTGCCATTCCTAACGCCACCGTCCCCTGTAATGTGGAACTTCATTTCCTAGGCGAGCTTGAGCGCTTACTGCTCCAGTTGAAAGATTCGCCATATTTCGGGTAAAACTGTCTTGGAAGCTTTGCACTGCACTTTCAAACGAGAATTTTCCAACCGTGCCCTTAGTTACAAATAAATCGCCCAGCTTGTAATCTGCCGCGCCCAACAGCATCCCGCCGCTCGCGGCAACTAAAACGGCCATGCATGCAAGGTCAAGTGCGGCTAACTTCGCAAACAGGTAACGCGGATCCGTCGATGCTACGCTGGGCGCAAAGCTGCCTATGAAAGTGTTCGCATAGTTAACGTATGCTTGGACGCTGTTGCTTGAAACAGAAAGACCGTAAACAAGATAATTGCTGTTTCCATCAGGTCCCGTCGCATTTAGAAAGCCAATAACTTCCTCTAGCGAAGTGAAAGCTGGATAAGTTGACATGAAAAGTCTCCGTGAATTGGTTAATTTGAAGCCGGCTTTACGGTTCCAGACTCAAAAGACTGGAGCAAACAAATAATCGTTTAACTGGTTGAGTAGCCCGTGGATTTGCATACGCAGAAGCCATTTGCCACGTAGGGTGTTTTGCGGTAGCTTGTGAACGGGATAATTTTGCGAAGCCGTTTCTGGATGTCGATGTCGGTTGTGATTTCTTGTTTGGTTACCATGAAACCCATGGGTGCGTAGTTGTTGTTTGGGTTTTGGCCGTCGCTGATGCCGTAAACTGTGCCTGCGGGAACAAGATTGCTGACGAGCAGTGTCCATATGCCGAGTTTTTGTTCAACTTCATTGGTCAGCGGGTTGGTGACTTCGCGGAACAAGTTGGGGTAAGGCAAGTTGCGCAGGGATTCTTCTTGGATTGGGTTGATTGCGATGTACTTCATTATGAAGTTGTGTTGTTTTATGAGTCGGTTCATTTTGTTTAGGTCTTCAAGACCTACGCCGCCGCTGACAGTTATTGTTGAGCCTGTGACGCTGATTGTGTTTCCCGTGCCTGCAAAAGAGTTGCCGTTCGCTGCCCCCGCGCCATCTATTGCGGTCCAGCTGTCTAGCTCTATTTGATACATCGTGCGGAACGCCAGACGCATCATTTGAGTATCAACTACGCCGAGTTCGAAGTCAGTGATCATTTCTATTGGGATTTCGACTTCTTCGCCGTAAGTGTCAGGGGTGATGCTGACGCTTGTTAATGGGGTGAAGTCTAGTACTGCGGGTGCTGAGATGCCTTTTCTTTGAATGCCGATTGCTACGTTGCCTGCTTCTTTGACGTAGGTTCGGGTGCGTCCTTTGATGATTGGGTCTGGAACAAAGAGCTTGGCAAATATCATGGCGTTGGTTGCCATCTGAAGGATTTTTTGGTGCAATTCTGGGTATTGAATGGCTGGACTATCATCCATTGTTACTTGATCTGGTGCAAAACTCATTTCTTGATTTCTCCTTTACTTTTTATTTTAGAATTTTCTCGACTTGACGAGTCCAAACTTGAAAGATTGGAGTTAGGGAATTACTATTGCTTGGCCGCCGTTAGATGCGCCGGTGTCGCATAGGCAGTGTTTGGTTGTTGGGGTGTTGTTGGTTACTCCTACTCCGCCTGCAGCTGAGATTACTAGGTCGCCTGGGTTGATTGTGCCGCTGGCTGTGATTCTGGCTTTTACTTTGCCAGTCATTACTGTGCAGATTTTGCCTGCTGCTGCGCCGACTTTAACGATGCCTACCCATTCTTGAGCTCCTGTGGTTGGGGAAACCGTGCCTGGTCCGCTGATATAGACGAACTGTCCTGCTGTGACGCCGCCTGTGCCTGCAATAAACGAGAGGTCTGTTGAGGATGGTTGCTGTACGAGAGGACCTAAATTTTCAAATGACATTTTACTGCATGCCTCCTTGTGTTACCTGGGCGTCAAAGGTTCGTTTCTTTTGTGCGGCTGCTGCAAGCTCTTTGAAGTAAGGCGGCACTGCCACCATTCCTGGCTGAGTCTTCTGTGGTTCTGAGTGCTCGTTTAGGACTCCCGCAACTCCTTTTCCAGGCGCCCGTTGCTTTAGTGCTTGTTTTATGGATTCGTCGACTTTAGCTGCGATCGCGGCGGTTTCCAATTTGACTGCTTCTCTTGCGGCTTCGACTGCTTTTGTTACTGCTTCAGCTGAGGCTTTGTTGCATGCTTCTGACAAGTTGTTTGCGTGCTTTTCCATCATTGCCTTTATGGCTTCTGCATCTATGGGTTGATTTGTTGACAATTTTTTCTCCTCCGAATTTTTGTTTTCGTTTTTTTGGTTAGCTCCCTTTTGGGAGTGTTCCTGGGAATTACAACTTAAACAACTAAGGGTCAAAGCGTTTGCACATAGTCCACATGGAACTTTTTCCTGCACGGTTAGCGCTTTTCTGATAGCTTGCTGTTGGTCTGCTTTCATGGCAGCCGCAAAGCCAACGGGCTTAAACTTGGCGTGTTCATAGGCGCCTATCGAGACAATGCTTAACTCGACAAGGCGTGGTCTGCGCATGATTTCCCAAGCCCCACGGCAAATGTGGACCAAATTCATTTGGTCATCTCTTGAGCGGGATCCGCATTGGCTACAGTATGCTTCTCCAAGAATCCGTGGGCTAACACTGTTGACGTATTCTCGCTCGATTTTTGTAAGCAGTTCCTCATCGCCGGATACTTCTCCCTCGAAAGGAACAACGATTCTGCCATCAGTTGAGGCCTTAGGCAAGTGCAAAATGTTGATGACGCCTTTGATGTCTTCCACTCGGTCGCCATGGTCAACCCGTATCTGAGCGTTTTGGCTGTTAGTCACAAAATACGGCAGTTCTTCAGCGGGGACCTGCCAACTATTCGCGTTAACTGTGTCGTCGATGGCTGTGCCTTGAATGAGCAGGACTTTGCCGTCAGGGCTTCGCTTGAAAGTGACGGGCACATTGTAGTCTAGATGAATGTTGGGTTTAGAAGCGCTCATTGTTCTCTCTCTTTAGTTACCAGTAAACGTCATGGTCACGAACTACAAGGCAAACACAATTTGGATGCAGATTAACGGCAAAAGTGTCCTCGTCAAGCCATTCTCCATAAGGAAACATATCCTGAATTTCATCGGGATCCTGCAGTTCGTAAGCATCATTGTTATGGGCTTGGCAGTTTTGGCATAAATTGGGGCTAGGTTTTAGGCCTTCAGTTACATAACGCCAAACAGTATAACGGATTGCGGGATTAACGACGGCTGCCTTGAAAGCCTTGAACGCAAGAAATGCGTTGGCTGCGTTCTGCATGTCATTGTCTTGGAATTTCTGAGATAACATAGCTTTTCCCGTTCATGCTGATCTGTCTTTGAGAAGCCTTCAGTTGTGGAGAAAGCTGTGATGCACCGCTTTTGCTGACGGCGTCGTCGGGCATTGCTTGGTCGTAACTTTGACGCATAGTTGCCAGGTTACCCCAGACTTCTTCAGGCAACCCAAGTTTTGCTCGGGCTTCTAGATCTCCGGTTAGGCCTGCTTGGAAGAGTGCAATTTGTTGGTCAACCAGAACGTCTGCTGCAGGCTCCCAGATTGGTCGCCACTTTATCTTTGGAATTTTATCCGAGGTTATGAGCGATCCTGGAAAGTCGCCTTGCAGGATAGATGGGAACAACTCGGTTTCGTAAGTGTACTTTATGTGTTCCTGGCGCATGCGAAGGCGAGTGACGAATTCCTGCATAACTATGTCGGCGGTTGATCTGTTTGCGTTTTCAATTTCTCCCAAAAACAATTTGGGAACGCCTAACTGTGCGTTGCGTTGAGTTAGCAGGTAGTTTAGCCACCATTCAACCCGCAATCCACGAGTCATGCTATCGATAGGTATTGGTGTCACGTCGTGTTTGAATGCGAGGTCAGTTCCCTGTTGGCGCTCGGCCATGCCATCGATAAATGCCTGCAGCTTAGTATCAGACCACTCGGCCTTCTCTGTTCCACATTGATAGGCCAAGATTGGCTTGGTGTAAATTTTCATGATGGTTGCCATGTCATGCTGAAAATCGTCTGTAAGCGCCTGAATCAGCAAGGTGCTTCTAAGCAGGCTTACGCCGTAGGCGCTGTTGTATCTGCCTGACCCTTGATTGTGCAGCGTACGCAGTATGTCTTGGGGCTCAAAAATTGCCGGTGGCACGGAGAGAAGCTGGATGTACCCGAATACGTTCATGTAAGCGTCCCGACGAATCCGGACATAAAGCGGATCCAGAGGCTTAAGCCACTCGACCCGCTGATTATCCTCATCTCGACAAAGCTCAGTGACGCTAAAGCCGTTAACCAAAGCATTATTTTCCTGAATACGAGCAACAGAAGGAACATTATGGGAATCCAACCACTCACTCAAATAATCGTTAAAGGTAGAGTTGCCGCCTTCAAGCTCAAGCCAATTGCTAACCGTCAAATTAACCCGAACATCCACTGCCGCAGCAATGTATGGGTTGTACTCGTAGAGGGCTTGCAGTTTCGGCAGATCGTCAACCGGCGTGATTCCCCAAATTCTATCATACAAGCTGCTGTAAGGCGGAGTGACAAAGCCAATTCCAGCACTCTTCAAAGTGTACCTACTCAGGTACTCCTGCAGAACCGCATCCCGACTGGACCTGAACGGGATCTCCTGCTCAATTTGCTGCTTAGCCGTATCCTCAGCCACATTGCGCATGGGATTTGGCAACGAGTCATTTCGTGGGGCAGGGAGGATTTTGCTTGCAACCTGTCCAAAAGCGGCTCTGAAGTTTACCATTTACTGAGTACATCCATTAATGTCTGTTCGGGAACGCAATTCCAACGCCTGATGATGGTGCAGGTGAGCGTTTTAGTTGCCAAGCGGCTAATGCGAGAGCGATAACTGCGTCGTCGTGGTAGCCTTCAGGTGCTCCATACTGCACGTTGCCGCTTCGGGTAGTCTTATACCCATAAAGCTTGAGTTCGTTAATCAAAACTGGAATCTGCGGGATAGTGAGCTGGTGGTTTTCAATCATTATGCTAAGGTTTTCGATCAGGTCTTTTTTGGTGGCATTGGTAAATTTGTAGCCATCCACATGCACTTTCTCTCGGCAAAGCTCGTCTTCAATTGGATCGCCAACTCCGGTGCTGTCAATTAGCAAACGGGCATCATAATTCTGGGATAGTTGAACGATGCGTTTTCTTTGAAAAACCCAATCCAACTCATTGAATCTATCAAATGCAACCAAGTGACCATCAATATCTAAGACAATTAGGACCGTGAAATCTTCGAGCTTTGCAAGGTCACCGCCCATGACGTACTTCTTTTTTGGCTGAGGGAGTTCGAAGCCGCCTTCAACAATGCGATCCACTCCTCGGAATACGCTACCGACGTCTTCCAAGAACTGTGCCAAGACCTCTTGACGATAAGCCAACTCAGGCATATCCCGAGCAAATGAGGCGATTTCGGCTGGATCCAAGTACGGGTTGCTTGCACTTGGAAAGCTCCAGCTTTTGTAATCTGTCTGTTTAGGGTCTTGCCCTCTTGTCCAAAGCTGGAAATACCAGTTGTGTCCTCTTGGTGTGCCGGTGAAGAAGGCGATGCCTTTTTCATCCATCAATGCTGGCCTAAGAGCCAAGGTCCATGCTTCCTCTGCAATTTGGGCGCCTTCGTCAACCCAAAGGACTTTTACGCCTTGGCTACGAAGTGAATCGGGGTTGTCTGCGCTCTTAAACCAAACATGCCGATTGCCTAGCAAAACCACGTGGCGGTCGGCTCGGTGGATCTCCTCGATTAATTCAGCTGGACAATAGTTGAAGAATTCGCTCCATTGCCGCTGGGTATGCCAATAAGTTGGTGCAACTGCGAAGCCGACGATTCCTAATTTTTCTTTGCCTTCCCCTTGCTGCCACATTTGCCTTATGAATTCATTGGCGCCCGCGACGGTTTTGCCCCAGCGTCGCCCGCAGTTAAGCACTCGGAACCTTGCGGTGCAGTAGTGGAATTGGCATTGTCCGGGATGGGGTTTATATCGGATGAGTATTGTTTTTTGCATACTTCAGGGTCTTCCCATCGGATGTTGATTTCCTCAGACTGCGATTGCTCGGTTGGTTTGGCGCCGCTGAGCTCTGCGAGATCTATGTTGATTTGGCGCATAAGATTCAAAGCTGCGATCCGTGCCCGATCGCTTTTGGCTTGGCTATACATGAAGCTGGCTTTACGGTACAGCTGCACGTGACAGTTCTTAGCCTTCAACAAAGCCTCAGAGAATTCTTGCAGGAGAGGCTGCCATAACGCTCTGTGAGCCATCTCTCGATACACTGTCGCGGTGTGACAAGAGAATTTGATTGATGTTTCTGCAACGATTTCCTTAAGGGTTAAGCCGTCTCCTTCGAGCTTTAGCTCAAAGAGGCGTCTTTCAAGCAGATCTTTATCCATTAAAATCACTTTAACTGCAGATTTTGCGAATTTTAGTCACATACTTTAGTGATACCGTTAAGCGACCGCGGCTGTTTGATTTGACGAGTTCTCGGTTTATTCTTGTGTCGCCTCTGCCGTGGCTGCCATGGCCAACACGTTTAATGATCCAGTTGCCAAGGTCTCCGCGGACTAGCTGTGGGTTGCTCGTAATTAGGTAGAAGGGCAGTCTGGTTTGGGATGTGTAGAGTTCTGCGATAAAGTTCAGCAGACGCTTCCCAACACCTATTCCCTGATAATCGGGGAGAACTACAAGACGGCTAACCCGATAGTAATGTGCTTTCATGCGGACATGTGCCACAGCGATAAAGGCAATGGGCTTTTCGTTATACAGTGCTACGTAGCATCTGACTCCGGCGCCAAGTTTGCCGTTTAGATAGTGATATTGCCGAAACATTTGCCACATGGAAGCGCCGCACCGATAAACTTGGAGCTCAACGGGCGGCCTGCTTCTTTTTTTCGGCTAAACTCCATTGTGTCAGTGCAGAAAACCCAATCGGGATCAAGCCAGTCGATAACGTCATAGTGGCATGTTACTGCTATGAATTTCTTGTTTGTTCTTCGGACGGCTTTGCTTATGGCGTAAGCGCTAACTTTAGCAATTTCCCTATCTACGACGCTTGTAAATTCGTCAAATACGATTTGTGGCTGCTCAAGGCTGAGAGCTCTTGCGATATCTACCCGCATTTTCTCTCCTTGACTGAGGGCATCGTAGCTTTTGAGCCAATCAGGCGGTGAAGCAAAACCAACGCTACAGAGGTTCTTAGTTATCTCGTTGACTTGTTGTCCTTCAGGAAAGTCGTCGAGAATAGATTCATGCGTGTAAGCAAAACCTTTGATGTAGCTGTCAGCGAAGAGAGTTTTTGCTATGCTTGTTTTACCAGTACCGCTTCGACCAACTATAACGCCGATCTGCCAAGCGTTATTCTCAATCGGAATTTGTCCGATGAAGTGTTTCTCCATCTTGCAATCAACGAGTGTGAAGCTGCCGATGACTGATTGCGCTCGGAAACTGTTTGGCTTATTCCAGGTTCTTACAAAGTCAAAAGACGGCACTTGTACCCCTCACCTACTAGTTTGTTGAAGATGGCTTGTTGGTGAACCTCGTCTTCGCATTCAAGCACAACTTCAAAAGTTGCAGCGAGCGTTATGCCTTTTTCTTCGCTTAGAAGGTTCTTGAGTTTCTCATCGGAAACCATAACCAAATACTTGAGTTCTTCTTCTTTTCCCGCTTCGATAATACGTTCATACTCAGCCCTGTCAAGTTCAGGTTCATGCCTGCCTCTGAGCTTGTTTAAGACCTGTCTAAGTAATCTGCGGTCAACATCTTCTACGGGTAGGCGGATAACTAATACTTTGGTCATGCCCAGGGCTTTGGCGGCTGTGTAGCGTTGTTCTCCGTCAGCGATTAAGAGGTCTTTGTTGGTTATTATGGGAACGATAAAGCCCCATTTCTTGATAGAAGTTTTAAGGCGTTCGAGCTGGTCTTTGCTCATCTTATTTGGGTTTTGCCCGTCCGTCTTTATGTCGCTGATCTTTACCGTTTCAGCGGCTGGAATAACTATTGACATCTATCGGATAACCAACTTTTCAAATAGAATAACCGCAAGACTAACCAAGCCCACGAGGCTGGTGCTTCCTATGGCTATGAGGATTTTTTGGGTAACTTCTAGCTGATGAACTTTAGCGACAAGGCCTGACTGCAAGTCCTCTCCAACCAGCGCTTTTTCTATTCTGTTGACTTGGGCGGTGTTTGTGTGTATTGCTGTGATGTAGGGGCAAACTGGGTTTCTGTTTGCATCTGGAAAAATCTCTGGCTGTTCAGTTTCTTCTTCATTTAGTTCCAGTTGAAATTCCTCCGAATGCTTGTAGGGTTTGGAAGGCGCCTTGACCAAGTGGATCGCGAAGAACTAAACCGGGTTCCACTTCGGGCACAGCTTCGGGAGCGGCTTGCTCAAAGGTTGCTGCCAAATGCTGAACGACTTTATCAATTGTTGTTAAACAAACGGTTTCGCTGATTAGCCTGTCACGAAAAGCCTCTCCGCTGACAAAATCTTGTGCATCGTGCCATTGCTGGCGTAGTTCGTATGATTTGGACGAACGTCTAAATCCTCGTTTATGTGTCATACTAGAAAGCCGCTCACCACAACTTTTGGATGAAGGGGGCGAACTCAGAATAGCCCGGAGCAAGTGCTCCCCCGCCAAGAGTTTTTGCGCAGAAGATATAGCATCTAACTTAAAAAACTACCGCTTTGTCTGGTTGTCCATTATATCGAGTCTTTATTCTCTTTATTTTTGTTACCTGAGCATTTTTCCCGTCGCTAAACCGCCAAGAAACAATCATGAAACTAAGCATTAATGGCTGAGAGCCTACACGATAATATCGCAAACAAGAGCAACTGCGAGCTAACTTCAAGGTTAGGCGCTAAATCTATTGCGCTGAAACCTGCCAAGAAGCATAAATTCTATACCCTTCTACAGATACTTGTTGTCCAATCGCCCGATTTTACTGTTTTCAGAAAAAATCTTACTAGGAACTCGCGCCGAGCATTAAAAAAGTGCTTAATTGGAAAAAAGAGAGGAGTAGAAGTTATCCTACTGTTGTGTTGTATGGCACTGGTATGTATGTGTTTGTTGTCGAGTCGTAAGTATATGGCGTTCCCACTGGGACTCCGTATGATGTCAGACTCCCCGATGTTGGAGTTGAAATTATTGGCGGTGTCAATGTTGAACTTATTCCTGCCGCTGAGCTAGTACCTGACGCCATTCCATAGCCATATCCTTGCCATTGATAGTAGACGTTCTCAGTGTTGCCCCACGTGTAGACCATGATGCTTATCGGGTTGCTGTATTGATAGGTTCCAAACGATTGACCATTCCAATTGTCAGTGTAAGCATAGTTGAATGGGCAATAGCTTGAATCCCATGGATCAGTTACACCGTCATCACAGTAGATGTAGAGTGGCCCACCACCATAGATGTCAGAGCCATGGCAGTATCCTGCTGGTCCACCCGTCTCTTCCCAAGCGACGTCATATTGTGTCCAAGAGTTTACAACTTGATTGCCGTAGTATCCATCAGCCCATTCGTAGACCGTAACTGGGTAGTAGTAGGGTGCTGAGTTGACTTGAATTGTATGCGAACCGTAGTCTGGGCATGTCCACGATCCGTATTCGTTTGATCCGCCAAAGTCTGTTGCGGGGTATGAAACGCCATCGATGACAACCGAATTAACGTAACAGTAGTAGTTCCCATAGTCATCAGAACATACCCACGAAATCGTTTGACCTGGAACGCTTTGGCATGATGGAGTTATTGCGACATCAGCTGTAGCACTAGTAGAGACATAATTTTCTACGGGGTCATAATAAGCTGTGATTGTGCCACTAGCAAGCAATTCTACATTTGACGGATTTCCGAGATTCTGACCGTTATAAGTGAAATGGTCAAATGTATACCCAGGTATACTACTAGCACTGATAGTGTATACCTCTGGATCCCAGACGTTAACTTGGCTGCTGCATGGTCTATTATCAAGATAGAAAGTAGGAGAAAGCCCGTTATTAGCTGAAAATGTTATGGTTGGTTGAAATAGAAACGCTGCGCCATCCCCGAATACGTGCATGCTATTTAGAGTTCCGCCGCCAAAGTCTTGTGGATACCATCCTGAATGATTATACATACCTCCAGCAGGCAACCAACAATTGTATCCAGTATAGAAAATGCTCGATGTGAAAGTGGTCCCAAAGAAAGAAATTGAAGCCTGATTTAATGAGTCGCGTACATCATAGCCATTTACGAGAGCGTTGTAATAAAAATCTTGAATAAAGTTGTCCGCTGATAAAGTCCAGTGGTTTTCAAATGTTTCAGTAGTATTACCAATTTGTGGTGATTCTCCATAGAAACCGATGAAGGCTTTTAGGCTATTATCAGGAGAGTTATAACCGTCAGTTGAACTAACTTGTGGATGATTAAGCCAAGCATTAACAATTGGAGTAATGCCTACTGTACTGCTACTTGTTTCAGCCTGAGCACAAACCCATAGAAAAACAAATTGGACGTTGCCATTTTGTGTATAGGGCGAAATGTTATAGTACCATATACTATTGCCAGTGTTATCAGCATATCCCTGACCAAAGGCAGCCATATGTCCGAATTGAAATACTGTCGATCGGTCATAATTGTTTTCATCATATTGGGCGTAACTTTCTACATTTGAAACTGTGGTTAAACTTCCAACGTCATTATTCGTGGCGTAACCGGATGCTGCAAAGTCATTATCTAGTTGTCCCTGTACCCAGTATGCTGCAGTTTGTTCCTGCTGTGGCTGAGCAGGTGACCCGTTTCCACCATTCAGCGACCCGTAAATTCTAGTTGTGCTGTTAGGAAATACTGAATCGGCCCTGACTGTCGACATTGCTGCTCCTACTAACATAATGCTGCACAACAATAAGCCCCATACCTTTGGATTGAATAGTTTTCTATCTCCGGCAAGTTTTGAGGCCTTCCTTTTGTTAGTGATCAAAGCACCTATGCATAGGATGCCCACGATTATCGTTACGGGCGCAGAAAACGATATGTAGCTTTGGACTACATCTTGCGCAGGATTTTGACTTATGTTCTGGGTAGCCGTAGTCTGAGCAGCATTTGTCAAGCCATAATCAGCGGTCATTATGTTTGTTGAGCTTACGATCCCGGTATCAGCCCAGACTGTTACAGCTATACCAGACACACCTCCAGGATAGAACTTGTTGAAGCCTAAAGGAACATACCAGGAAGGGTACAATGAAAACGGGTCGTTGCCCCGTGCGAGAGTTGAATTGGGACAATTCACATAGCTTAGGGTTGTGTCATTTAGTGACTCGGGCGAGATTTGGAAGCCTGCGACAGATACCGTTGAAGTGATATTTCCATTGCTTAATTGATAGGAATAGTTCTGTATCGCCGCTAATGCCGTAGTAATGGCTTGTTGGCGCGAAACCTGTGGCACCCCGACGATTTTATACAAGTTCCAGTTATCTAAAAAGCAATTGAGTTGACCCTGATAATAGCTTAAGACAACATTTTTAGATTGTGCACAGATACCATTTGGATCAGTATAAGTCCAAATGTAATCAACAGTTGCCCCTTCCGAGTTTATCACTCTTAGAGTTACGTTTCCATTTGGCGAAGTTGAGTTGACGTCGCCGGTAATATCATTTAATGTTGATGCAAGTCGACCGTAAAAAGAATTTCCTGTGTAACTTTGATAGTTCCATAGGAAATCTTTAGCCAGCCCAACGGTACTGCTGGCAGGTTGTGTTTTAGCAAGCGTTCCTGAATATTCACTAAGATAGAGCATAGTTAAAGTATTATTTATAAAAGTCGAGCTTACTCTGACGGAGCTCTGGTTTGAAAGAAGGGTGAAATCAATTTTGTTCTGTGACAAACCATTATTTTGAGTATTAGTTTGTGAATTAATTTGCGTAGAATAAATGGTCATGTTGGGTCCTAAAATCATACCTAGTATTGGGTTAGTTTGTGCGAGTGTGTTTGAGGTAATTGCTGCGTTACTGGTTGATACAAAATACGAAGATGCACTAATAACGATTAAAAGTGTGACAAAAAGCAATGCTGGAAATTTTAATCTTAAAAATTTGGTCATTTTCTAAAACCTCATTTTATCGTTTCAGCGCTTGATTAATATAAGCTTTTCTCAAGTTTCCACCCGGTTGTCTTTCTCTTAAACTATTTTGGTTAGGCATTGGCTTAAATAAGGTCCCTATTCCAACCAATGTCGCAAAGAGCTAAATTGCCACTGATGTCGTCAAAACGGCTTTTTCTTTCTCAAAACCAAAATACCATTTCCTCAATGAGGCAGTCTGAATCTATTTATTGGCTTCTTCTTTTTATTAAAAAAATTGTTAATGTACTTATTAAAAGTACAACTGCAAGAGTTACTACTACTGTTGGAAATAATTCGGGAATTGATGGCCCGGGTGATGTGTTTGCAAGCGGTGTTGACGGACTCGCGATAGGCATCGCTTGTGGATTTGAGGCCTTTAGAAAAGGAGCAAAAGTAACATCATTACTCTTGGTCAGCGAGTTAGCTATCGTTTGGCTATCGTTTGTCCCCCACCAATTGTAAGTAGCATTAACGTTGCTTATCTCCGTATAAATATTATAGTTAGATTGGTTCATAATATTATTTTCATAAAGCACTGTTGGAACTGAGAATAGAAAAATCCCTACAGCATTGTTATCAATTGTATTGTTAACAATTTGAATGGAGTAATCGAGCGGCGATTCAGCCGAAATAGATAAGCCCACTCCAAAATTTCTAATAATGTTATTAGATGCTGTCATATTGCCTAATACTAATATTCCAGTCGTTTCGTTACCAAAAAGACCAGACGTTCCGTATCCTGCTCCGTTAAGGATGTTTGAGAAAAGTTTGTCTTCTGAGCCGTCATCTTCTATTGCATTACCACCGTTCGAACTAGTGAGATTAATGATATTATTTGTAACTGTATTTGCTGACCCTCCAATAACGATAACATTGGCATTTCCTACTATTGTGAATCCAGAGATGGTTACGTTATTTGCAGCAATGTCTATTCCCACATCATAAGGACCAATTTGAGTAGTTGTGATAATTGTATTCTCACAACCCTGACCAATCACCGAGATTGATTTATTTATAAATAGACTATTGCCACTCATCTGATTATCATTCCCAGTTGTAATGTTATAATTTCCAGACCTTACAAAAATAGTGTCGCCTGCTTTTGCACTATTAATGGCGCTTTGAATACTGGAGAAATCATCGGGCACTATAATTTCTTTTGCAGTTGTTGCTTTTACTACGTTAAACTGAAGCGTAATTGACGATGCTAATAAGATTAAAAAAAAAGTGACCAAGTAATGCTTACTTAAACGGCCCATAGCTACCAATATAGTGATATTTCGATATATGGGTTGTTATAAGAACCTGGCGTCTCAAGAAATTACAGCACCAACGCATAATCTGCTCTTGCCTGCAACTGCTCATTTTGTTAAACATTTGTAGGGGAACTTGAGATTATTCGTGAGATTATACGGAACAACTATCCTATGGCAACCGTATAATTAAGCGATCAATAATAGATAAATATCAAATATAAAGCGTCTTTTTGTAAAGACAAAGCTTCTCTAAAGCCGATTAGGCGGGTAAGAGTAGTTTTGGTAAACTCCTCGTATCTTGTTTTTAGCCTCTTGCTATTTATCTTTAAGTCCATTGATGAACTCTAAATAGCTTTGGCCCGTTCGATCTTTCTGAGAGCGTTCTTTCTGCTACGGGTCACATTGGGAGTGTGCATTTTTAGTTTCCGAGCAATCGCATAATCCGAAAGACCCCGGGTCTTCAAGTGCAAAATCGCTTTTCGCAATCTGTTAAACCCGCAGCATACTTCAAGCTTTTGCCTCCTCTTCACTGGCGCCATAGGCATTTATTGCAAAGCTGGTGAGTGCCCAATGCCAACCACGTTTTTCTACAAGTCTTTGCCCAAACTCATGTTCCAACCGCTTATTCATTCTAAGAATCCTGCGGCTGACCTGATGCCGAGTAACCCTAAACCTCTCCAATTTTGAGGCTAAGTCTTTTGGCAGCAAACCTTTCGAACCAGCTTCAAACAGCGACTGAAGAATCTCGCGGTCCACCTCATCTCTGCAGCCTATGCGCTCGATTAGTGATCGCTCAAAAACCAAAGAATCTTTCAACCCAGCAAAGATGGTGCGCAACATCAGTTTGACTTCTTCTATCTCAGAGAGAGTCTGTTTGAGAAGCTGCTGATTATACTTTAAACGCCCAACCTTATCGCTGCGACTACGCTTCTTTTTAGCAGTTTGAACAGGTTTTTCAGCGTTTTCCATATCAGAATGCACACTCCAAGAATTCAGCTGCATCAATACATTGCAAAATTGATAGTGGGTAATCAGGACTAACTAATTGCAGAAAAGTGACTTGTGAAAAGCATGGACTTTTCCCATGCCCTGAGGTAGGCGCAAAAATTGGTTTTGAACAGCATTTTACAGACATTAAAAGCCCAAATGATTGGTTATGCAATGTATTCTTTTCCTCCTGGACCGTTTGGTATCTCTTGGTTAGTTTGAAAATCTGTAAGCTTGCCCAATGCTTCGGCAACTTTGGCTAAACTGTAACCCATTTTCTCTAGCTTCTCGAGGCTGCTTGAAATCTTTGCTAAATCAGTTAAGACATTGTCCACTTGGCCCTCAAGCTTCTTGACTCGCTCAGGCATCAGCAAATACTCAACTGCCGCATCTCGACCAACATGATCAAGCTCGCCCTCATCTTCTCCAGGGCTGTCATCGATAACCCGTTTTGGAGTACTCACCGAAAAATAGCGATTCAGAAGATTGGCAACTGGATCATCAACGCCCAGTTCATGTCGCTTGTTAATCTGCCCATCACCCAACACGCAGCCGTACTTACTCATCAAGCCCTTAGCGACTCGGTCAGCCAAGTTTTTAGCCAAAGTCACAAGCTCCCCAGGACTTCGACCATAAAGCGTCTCGACATGAACAATCCAAGATGTCGTGGTATGACGCACCTTCACACCCTGCTCTAAGCCCAAAAGAGCCGTCCAATTCTGCATCTCGATTCGCCGAAAATCGCCCGCAGGATAAACACCTTCGCGCACCACGGGAAACTTGAAAAAACAACGGTGCAAACGAAAAACACCGCTGCTAAACAGCACTCCCTCACATGATATGAGAAAGTTTTGACCTTGCTCCGTGAGCTCGTAGTCAACGAAATTGCTTCGCTTTAACCTGCGAATTAACCCTGCTTTCTCCAGCTTTTTTACGTAGTAGGCTACATGTTGTTTTTTCCATCCACGGGCACGCCCAATCTTCGCAGGATACATCTTAACCTCAATGCCTTTGAGGATAGGGATGACGCGAGTGCGAACGGTACAGAAGTCAAATTTGACTTTTGACTTTAAACGCGAAATATTTTGACTTCTATCGACCGCCTGATTCATAAAAAAATTTACCTCAGAACTGGAAGGACAACTTCTATAACTTTCTGCCTTAGACCTTCAATTTCTTGATCCAGCTTTGCCGGAGTCAGCAATGGTGTCCCATTATACTCAGCTAGTGCTGCATTTAGCGATTCACGATTCTCAACGCTATCTCGGATTCTGTAAAAGGGTGCTATACCGTTTAGTCCGTTGATTGAGACTCTGGCAACCATTACTTCGAACTCTGAGTTTTTTGGTGTTCCAGGCATAAAGTAATAGTGCTCTAAAAACTGTGCGAAGCCGCCATAGAAGCTGAAAGCGATCCATCGCTCATCAGTCAACCAATCGATGGCGTCTACCTTATCAATTTGTAAATTGCTCAATGCTGGACCTCCTGAACAACTCTTGTGTTTTTGGGTATGAAGCGGCTGCATGCATCGCTAGAAGCTATTTGATTGAGCTGTCTTCGCCCATTTAGTAGTCGGTGGCAAGAACCGAACCAGTCTGCGCAATCCATACATCGGGCTCCGTCCATTAGGCAAAAACCTCCCAATGCGAAAGCCAAAACCTAATCATCATTAACTCATGGTTATCCATTCTAAGAAACCTCTCACCATCTTTCTAGAGTGAAGAAAAAGAAAATGGGGAATTGGCGAGCCCCCTATTCGCCATTTTAAGAAGTATAAATTACACTCTAGAGGGTGGTAGCCCGGGAGAGATTCGAACTCTCGTCGGAGGGTCCAAAGCCCTCTATGCTTGACCACTACACCACCGGGCTGCCTGTCGTGTTTTCATCTGGCTAGAGTTTTAGGACATTTTTTATCCTAATAAGCGTTCTTCATGAAAATTGAATGTTGTGGTTTATTTTATTGTTAACATTATTCTTATTCTAATATCCATTGGCAATATTTCGTTCGTGTGTGAATTTGTCAAATAAAGTGTGCAATAGCTTTATTAATGCCACAAAGCTTAAATAATAGTAATGTTTATCAGCTTAGTTTACGTGGGGCCGAATGTACTGTTTTCTAGCCAGATTGGCCTATAGTGACGGTTCTACGCACGTTCAAAAGGAGTAAAAAAAATGAGTAAAAAAGAAGTAACTAAAGCACAAACCCGCCTGTCTGACAAGTGCGCGGAGTGCGGAAGCGAAAATCTAGTTCACGATTACGATACTGGAGAAACCGTGTGCGGTGATTGCGGCTTAGTCCTCTACGAGCAAATGATGGATAAGGGCCCAGAATGGCGTGCGTTTACGCAAGAGGAGAAAGCATCAAGAAGCCGAGTTGGAGTACCCACATCATACTCAGTTCATGACAAAGGCTTATCCACAGCAATTAGCCAAGTTGATCGAGATGCCTTCGGAAGA